CTAAAGTCAGAAACTCCAAATGAGTATCTTTCTCTAGCTTTGTATCTTACGTTACCAGTGTCGAAGTCACCTTCCATCGCCGTTTTAATTGGCGATCTTTCGAAGTACTTCATACCATTTGGTACATCTGTCATAATGTAAAAAGCATCTGTGTCAGTTAAGAAATTATTCACTCTATAACCTTGAGGAATCATTCCCATAGACGCAATTGCGTTTACATCATTATCAGCTGTTCCAACTCTACCTTGAGACTTCATAAGTCTCTCAGCTGTGAATTGTAACTCAGAAGGAATAATCATTTTTAATCCTCTTGCAGCAATTTTCAGACCTCTTTCGTCTGTCATTCCAGCAATGTCGATTAATGATTGTTCTAATGAAGTTTCATTCAAGTCAGCGGCTGTAGCTAATGTGTTAGATACAGTTCCACTTACAGTTGGGTGGTTAGTTGCAAATAATGCAGAACCATCACCTGATGTGAATGTACCGAATCCATTGATTAATGGATTAACGGCTTTAACTTGTTTAGTATTCGCCATAGATCTAGCAAGTGCTTTTGTATATCTACTTGAAAGTCTGTCATACAAGTTGTCTTCAATTGCTTCTTCAGTTATTGCGAAGGCAAGAGCTACAGTCTCGTGACTGTATCTAGCAGTGAAAGTTTCTTGAGCATTGTCAAAAACAACTCCACTTCCTTCAGCTTTAACTTGAGCATTTGCGAAACCTGATAACATAACTTCTTCTTCAAACGCTCTGTCTGAAGATTCAGTGCTATATATTTCAGCATGCTGGTTCTCGTAACGTTTATATTCCAGACCGAATAGTGCATTCAGACCTGGTTCTAGTTCTTTAACTAGTTGTCCTCGTGATATGGCCATTATATACCTACCGTTCCTTTCAAGAAATGCTCGTTAATCATAACAACAAGGTTAACATTAGCAGATCCTGCTGTGTTATTTTCAATGTCGTTAGATATTGCAAGTATTCTTAATTGCGCTGTTGCAGTTTTTTGATCAGAAAAGTCTAACTCAACTTTTGATACATAATCTGGTGAACTACCAGCTGCGTATACAATGTCAGCGTTTAGACCAACGTCTGCTGCTGCAGTTGCGCCGTCTGATTGTACTTCAAACCTTTCATATGGGTCATCAGATACGAATCCAACAATGTCAGTTGCAGTGTTAGATGCGTTAAGGTGATTAGCATATGTAGGCTTGCTTGTGTTAGCATCAGTAAAGAAAACACCATTAAGTGATCCTAATAGGGTATCTGTTGCTGCCGCTACAGTGATTGTACCAGTGGCTGCCATTTCGACAGGGTCATTTTGGTAAATCGCTGTTGCAGATGCTGCGATATCGTATTCGGATAAACCTTGGTTGTCTCTATTCTGGCCAACTTTTCCGATTGCTCTCAAACCGAAAGCTGCGTCTTTATTTGCCATTATATTTTCTCCTTATGTGAGCTACCCTTGCGGGCCTCCACTCACGGGGTAAGTTTATCCAGCGGTTTAGGAATTGTTAAAAAATTAACTTTTCTTTGTACCACCGAAGGTTACACGTGACTGCCTTTCAATATTGATTGGCATGTCGGGGTGCTGTTCCTTCATAAGGTCGTTGTCGACAGCTTTTACCTTGTCTTCATGTTGTCTCGTATAATATTCATTACGAGATTTTGCGATCTCTTCGGGTACCCTAGCCAGCACTAGGCCACCAACTCCGATCACTCCCTTGTACTTGCCGTCTTCAACAATAGGATAATCGCCATCAGGATATTCATCGGATCTAACCAATTCGTATCCAGATCTCAGTCTCCCAGAAATATTCTTAGTATCTTGGAATCCTAAAGATTCAGCTCTTAGCCATCTATGTTTAAAACCTGTTGGCGCAGGGGGTGCATCTAAAGATGATGGTGGAGCCCAAACTTTTTTCTGAGAAGTTTTTTCTCTAGTTTGACTCGCACGTGAGGTTCTTTTATCGTTATTATTTTCCATATGCTTATACCTCCTTCGTGATATTTAATTGTTTCGCATATTCTTCAAGTGGCACACCTAATTTTTTAGCAATTGCTACCTGTGAAGGTGTGAGTCTTACAGTTCTGCGACTAGATTTTGTCGTACGCCTTGCCGAAGCAACTTGTTGGACAGGCTTAGTCGTTTCCGTAGATTCTATTGTACCAAATTTATGCGGAAATTCAAGTCTTATTCTCTTGTCAATTTCAACATAATATTCGTCACTTGATGGGTCAAAGCCCTCTTCTTCCGTTAACTTTTTATGTAGATCAAAAGCA